CGGTATCTTTCTGTGGAACAGTAGGGTAGTTCTGGGATGGTGCGTAGATGGCCTGTAACGGGGCTTTTAGGCCTGTTAAACCCGCATCTGGAGTACTCAGGGTCTTCTGGCAGAGCGGGGGAGGAAATGCAATATTTGCAGTGAATACACAGTTTCATGGTCACGAACCTTTCGATTAAATGTTGATTGGGATTAGATTATAAGCACAGTTAGTTAGATGATGTCAACAGGGTTTCCTTTCTCTGTGTAAAAAAAATTGGTTGTGTCTACGTCTGAGTTGTCTGACAGTCATGGCTCAGTCCTTTGGTGGTGTGCAGGTATGGATGTCGTTTGTGCGTTTGCCGCATCGTGGGCAGAAGTTGCGTTCTTGGCTTTCCAACTCTGCAATGGCTTGGCGTAGGGATGTGATGGCTTTCTCAACCTTGCCTGTTGTGCTTTGCTCTGCTGGAACTCTTGGGCCACCAAACACAGTCGTCAGCGGCTCCATGTAACCGTGATAAGACTCCAACGCCTCAAGCGCCTGTTTTATTGCTTCAATCATGCTTGTTCTCCTTCTTGATTTTGTAATGCAGCAACAGGATAAGTGGGGCTAAACCCACCAGCAAACCTGTGGTTAAGGTAAGTATCCAAGTCATAAAGTTTTCCATGTAAGTCTCCAGTTGTTAGCAGGGCTAGGTCTATGTCTCTGGCTAGATGGGGCTTACCAACCCTGACCTCATCTAGTAGTTTGTTTGCCTGTTCTCTAGTCATGGTATCCGTATCCCCTTTGTAAATTTAAAACATTAGACGTAGAAGGGCCACCCGAGGGAGTGCCTGTGGGTAACTTATCCACTGTGTTATCCACAGAGGATAGATGCTCTCGTTTATCTAGACTATTCAACAAAGGGGCTATCAACCTCTTGTCAAACCCGACTTGTCGCTGCCCCGAGGGATGCTCACCCAGGAGACACAAGGCCAGTTCGTCACGCTTATCTGTATCTGTCGCATCAACATTTACAAGGGGTGGGTGATGCCCCCGAACGCTGGATGACAATAAAAAAGCCCCTAAACGTCTGCACTGGGTGATGCGGAAACCTAGGCGGTTTCCCCAATACAGACACTTAGGGGCTTGCTTATCGTGCATCACTACGATGGGGCGAATCATAACACCAACTCCTAAAGGCTTGTCAAGAGTCGCCAAGCGGCGGCAGCACAGGCGGGGACTTGTCCATTCCCAATGGCTTTAAGTCTGTCCACCCTACAGGCCACCCCATGAGCCACTCGACCCACGGCGGGTTCAACTGACCACCATTCCCCGCTCCCATCAATCGGGCTTCTTCCACTGTGGTGTTCTTGTTGAGCAAATCCCAACTCCCACTCCCGCCACACATCCCCTTTGTCCTTGGGGTTGGCCAGGTCAGAACGGCTGTGCTGAGACTTGTTTGCGTACCCTTCTTTCCATCTCTGCGAATCTGCAAACCCTGCCTTGCCTCCGAATGAACTGGCGTGGGCCACAATCCAGATTCTGTCTCGTTGGTGTGGTGCGCCAACATCGGCAGCTCCCATAACAGTCCATGTCGTGTCATACCCCATTTGGGTAAGGTCTGCAATGACTCGTGTTCCTCCCCTAGTAGTGAGCATTGGGCTGTTCTCCACGAACACGAAAGGGGGTCGAACTTCGCTAACCACCCTCGCCATTTGTGTCCAAAGTCCTGACCGCTCACCATCAAGTCCGTCTCCTTTTCCTGCAGCGGAGATGTCCTGACAGGGAAAACCCCCGCTGATGACATCGACTTTGCCTCGCCAGGGGAGTCCATCAAAGGTGCAAATGTCATCCCAGATAGGGAATCTAGGTAGGAGTCCATCAGCTTGCCTTTGCAGTAAAACTCTGCGTGGGTAATCTTCGATTTCAACGGCGGCAACGGTTCGCCACCCAAGCAGATGTCCTCCAAGGATTCCCCCGCCACTTCCCGCAAATAATGCCAACTCATTCATCACCATCCCATCGTTAAAAGGGCAAGTAAATAACCCGCCACAAAACAGGCAAGATAACCCATAACCTTGTCGGCAGCATGGGGCTTTTCTTGCCAATCGGGGCTACTTGGGAACGCTTCCTGCAAGCTTCGGGGGAAGCGTCTGGTGGTGTCGTTGTCGGGGCTTGGGGCTTTAATCATGGGTGATTTCCTCATAGTGGGCTTTGATAGCTTTGTCGATGTCATCTACAAAATGGTCACCTCTGAAAGAATTCTCCCCGAACTCAATCACAGACTCATACAAAAGGGCAATGTCAAAGACTGCAATGCGGGGGTTTTGATAGCCCTCCCCCTCATCATCGGGGAATCTCACCGCAAGCATGTGCGTTGTTTTTCCATCCTCTTCTTTGTCGAAAAGGACACAATCGAAAGGCATACCGCTGACTCCATTGCGGTGATGAGCTACTTTTAAGGGTTTGATGTTCATGGGGCTTACTCCTTGAACATGATTTCGGTTTGGATGTAAGACTTCAAAAGGGACAAGATTTCTTCTTCTTTGTCCCCTGAGAAGTAGATTCCCGCCACGCCTCCATCTGTTTGTCCCAATTCCTCTTGAATGGACAAGATGGCGGCATTGAGTGCGTTCTCTGCGATGAGATGCACATCGTCATTGGTGTAAATTTTCATGGTCACAGACCTCCAGGTTGTTGCAGCATGTCGGATAACACACCCGATAACCCCCCTCAAGAGGTTATCAGTTGGGTTATTCTGTTTCTTGGTTTTCTTCGATGTAGTCTTTAACCAAGTGCTCTGCTATTTCGTACCAATTGACATCGGACAAGAATGCAAGTGCGTAATCTCTAGCAAACCCCTCCTTAGAATCACACTCCACATAATATTCAGCAAGGTTTTTGAGTGACAGACTGATGTCGTAAATGTTAGGTTCTGCATCATCCACACCATCCGATAATTCTTGGATTGGCATGTTGTCGAATATCTCTAACTTAACCCGCCAAGTAGCGTAGTTTGTCCATCCATTGTATGTAGTGTCTTGCATGAGAACTTCTCCTTTGATGATTAGATGATGATTAGTATATACCAATCAGATAGTCTACTGATGACAATAGACTATCAAGTGGCACATCACATTCTTGAATGATGGACTCTCAGTTTTTCAGCATCACGCAAAAATGTAGAGTTTGAGGGATGGTCAATAGACCATCTGTCTGGGTCTGTTCCTAGTGTTTGAGCATAGGACAACGCATCTTCATATCTGTCGAAATGAGAGTATTTTTTGTTTGCAAAAACATAGTATCCATGCCCTTGTTGTTTCTCCGCAATGTCAGAAGTAGGATAGGCATAGAAAATTTCATGTTTGAAAATAGCGTGATTCATGGTCACAGACCTTTCAAAAGTTTTCGTTGATGTAAGTGTGCAATGCTTCTACACAGACAGACCAAGAAGCTTTGTTCTTGAGCAAATCTTTAAGGAGAGATACAAACCCATCATCCTCAATCAAAATGGATGGATGGATGCAATAAGCACTTGCTGTGCTAGAAATTAACTCTGTTGCTGTGTGTGTCATGGTTACTAACCTCCTTGATGTATCACGATGTTGTGATGAGTTAATTATAAGACTATAACGATGCAAGTCAATAGTCGGATGACACATTTATTTCTATCAATAGTCCTGGTCTGTTAGGTTTTCTCAATGACTACTTTCGTTGATGCCACTGGTGTTCTAGTCTAGGGTTAGACTATAGTAGAATCTAGAATAATATAGGTGTGTTATGTAATAGTAATCTAAAGGGTAGAGTCGGGACACTTGGGGTCGAGAGATAGATTGCCTCTACCCGCTCGCTGCAATCGATAGATATTTCCTTGCTCAGGTCTGGGGTTGGGTGCTAGACGCACACACCACACGCTAGACGCTAGACGTTGGCTCACGTGATGGGTCTGGAGGTCTTGAATGGTGTGCCCCCCACTTCTCGCCCCCCATAAAAAAATTACGTTTTTCTGCTAGAGTTGCTTTGCAGTTGTCTCCGTTCGGTTAGTCAAGACTCAATCTCTTGACTAACCTTTTTTTTATCTATACTATGTGGTTATCAGTAGAGGGGTTAATATGATTACAGAGTTAGTGCTGGAGAGTGGAGTACAGATGCCCAAGCCTCGGGTTGTCTATGCTTACCCTTATGAGGACATGGATGTAGGGGATAGTTTTGTTGTTCCGCTAGAAGCCAGGGCGAAGGTGTTGAATGCCAATTACAGGGCTGGTAAGCGGTTAGGGCGGGTGTTTACCGCTAAGACAGAGGGTGACCAAGTAAGGGTGTGGAGGACTGTGTGAATGAATGAGGTGTTCTGGATGGGTGAGGAGGAGTTACGGGATGCGTATGCAGACCTGATGACTAAGCTTGCCCGTACGGAGCAGATGATGGTCATGATGGCTATAAGTGTTGAGAAGGCTGTGGAGTATGGATACAGGGTTGGATACGAGGATGGCATTACGGGAGAGTCGTATTCGGTTTCAGCAAGAGATGCACAGAGCCTTGTCCTGCACTAACAAGAGGCAGAAGATTAAGTTGGCTGCGGAATGGAAAGAGAAGTATTCGCCCACACATTACAAGGAATTGATAGCGTGTGCCAAGAACAAGAACATTGCTGGCAACATCATTCACTGGAATCTAGATGAACTTTGACCTGAAGAAGTTTTACAAGTTTTGTTCCGAACTCAAGATTGAGACAAAGGAAGAAGGCTTGAAAAAGATGGGTACGCTGCTCGGTACTCAAACCTACGTGATGGATGAAATACAGAAAGGTCTAGATGAAGATGTCCACTTCTTTGTCATCCTCAAAGGTAGGCAGCTTGGTATCACGACTATTTCTCTCGCTTTGGATTTATATTGGCAATTTACTCACCCTGGCTGGCAGGGCACTCTTGTTGCCGACACAGAAGAAAACAGAGACATGTTCAGGTCAACACTGGCTATGTATTTGGAAGGACTTCCTAAGGAATACAAGATTCCGCTGGTTGCCCACAATAGAAACCAGATGGTTCTCAAGAATCGTTCAAGACTCTTCTATCAAATTGCGGGAAATAAGTCTCGTCTGGGGCAAGGTAAAGCTATCACTTATCTACACGGCACAGAGACGGCCTCTTGGGGAAATGAAGAAGGTTTAGCGTCCCTGATAGCTTCTCTTGCTGAAAAGAACCCTGAGAGGCTCTACATGTTTGAGAGTACTGCCCAAGGTTTCAACATGTTCCACGACATGTACAAGACTGCCAAGAAAGCAAAGACTCAACGTGCCATCTTCTGCGGCTGGTGGCGTAATGAGTACTACTCTGTTCCTGCTGACTCCAACATCTACAAGGTGTACTGGGATGGCAAGTTAACAGGAGAAGAGAAGGAATGGCACAAAGATATTAAGAAGCTCTACGGGTTTGAAATCAATTCCCGTCAGATGGCTTGGTGGCGGTGGAAGATGTACGAAGGTATCAAAGACGATGCCCTGATGTATCAAGAGTTTCCACCCACTGAGGACTATGCCTTTGTCATGACAGGCACATCCTTCTTCTCCCACACCAGATGCACAGAAGCTGCCAAGACAAGTAAGAAGACAGACTGCAACCACTACAGGTATGCGTTTGGTCAACTCTTCCAAGACACAGAAGTCCTGCGCTCAACAGAGAGACTGGGCACACTCAAGGTCTGGGAAGAACCCATAGACTCTGCTTACTACGTCATTGGTGCTGACCCCGCCTACGGAAGTTCAGACTGGGCAGACAGATTCTGTATTCAGGTCTACCGCTGCTATGCAGATGGTCTTGACCAAGTAGCAGAGTTTGCAACCTCTGAACTCAACACCTACCAGTTTGCGTGGGTTATCGCCCACCTTGCTGGCGCATACAAGAACTCAACCCTGAACCTTGAAGTTAACGGGCCAGGTCAAGCTGTGATTAACGAGTTGCGGAACTTGAAACGTCTGGCAACTTCTATGGGCGGGGCTACAGGGCGTGACCTGATGGATGTGCTTGGCAGTATGCAAAACTACATTTGGCGCAGGAATGACACCCTTGGTGGCCTCTCCAACAGTATTGGTTACCTCACTACAAGCAACAGCAAGGAACGTATGTTGCAGTACATGAAAGATTACTTTGAGCGGGGCATGATGCGAATTCTCAGCATGGATACCTTAGAAGAGATGAAAGGTATCGTGCGGGAGAACGGATTCTTGGGCGCACCTGGTCGTGGCAAAGATGACAGGGTGATTGCCTCTGCCCTTGCTGCCGTTGCCTATGCCGAACAGATTCAGCCACGCCTGATTGCCCAAAAGATTACCCGTGCTGTCAGCGAAGCTCAAGAGTCATTCACCCCTGAACAGATTGCTGTTGGCAGAAATGTTTCTGATTACTTGAAAAGGATTGGCATGTATGGTTCATGACAAACTGACCATCGTGTCTATCTACGGACACAACAACGGTGCTTCTGCCTTGCCCTCTATCGTCAGGTCTATGCGGGAGTTGCCAGGTAGCAGAGGCTTGCTTATCTCTGTTGAGAAGCCTGAGAACATGCCTGATGGCGTGGAGTGGAAGCGTTGCCATTCCATAGACTATCTTGGCTACTCCCTCTTCACCATGCACAGTCTGTACGCCTACATAGAAACAGACTTCTGTTTAATCGTGCAAGACGATGGTTGGGTGTTGAACGGCAAGAACTTCAAACCTGAATACTATGACTACGATTACATAGGCGCACCCTCACACTGCGCTTTTGGTAACGGCAACCTGTACCTGAAGTTTGCCTGGACACAAGCCACAGAACCTGTAAGCGTTGTTCAGAATGGTGGCTTCTCCCTACGTAGCAAAAGATTTCTAGAAGCCTGTAACAAGCACGGCATCATGCACTTGAACAGCAACGAAATACACGGCTGGAATGAAGATGCTCAGTTGTCTGCCATCCTGAAGCCCGTCCTTGAAAGTTACGGCTACAAGTATTGCCCTATCGACATTGCCAAACACTTCAGCATGGAGTATGTCGGGCTTGGTTTTCACGAAGAGGGGTTTGATTTCGGGACTTTGTTGGGTCACCATGCCCAGACAAGGAAACTGGTGACGGATAACCACATCGTTGTCCCTGCCGACCCCCGTGTCAGCCACGGTGAAATGAAGTTTATGGCCTGGATGGAAAGCCAAGGCTACACAGCGGAGTACAAATATGACCCCTCTATCCAAGCGTGAACTCACAAAACACATGCAGCGGTTCTACGCTGACAAGGAAAGGGGCATCTCTATCGCCCTTTTTGCCGAACTTGCGGGAATAAGTCACGGTCATTTCCACGATGTATTCATCTACAACCGTGAACCACTGACTGAAAACGTCCAGCGTAGGGTCAGTAAGGCCTACCAGCAGTGGAAAGCAGGGAACGTAAAGGTTATGAAACGGCGGGATAACACCCGCTATGTGGACTACAGAAAAGAATCTCAGCCCGTATTTATGCCCAAAATGGGGTTACAAGTAACGTCAGAGGGCATCAAAGTGAAGGTTGGGATGACAAACAGGCACGATTACAGCGAAATTTCACTTGACGAAGCACTAAGGGGGTAACTATGGGTATTTTGAGAGACTATTACTGCACAAACCACGGAATCTTTGAAGCATGGGAGCCAACATGCCCCATGAAGAACTGCAAAGGCGAATTATCCGTTGTTCACCTCAAACCAGTGGGCACAAGGTCACCAAAAACCTCTGCTACTGACAATAACCTCAAACAATTGGCTATTGAGTACGATATGACGGACATCAAGTCCACAAAGGCGGGTGAACACCAGACTGGCTACATGAAACGCAAGAACAAGCTGACGGACAAGCAGTTTGCCGAAGCTACAGACGCTATGCAAGCCCAAAATCAGCAACAGCAGAAACAAACCCGCCCTGGTGACTCCGTTATCTGGGGTGGCGGTGCGGGTATCAACATGAAATCCGTCATGGGTGGACAATTCAAGTCGGTTAATGGAGAATCCGTGGGTATCAACCCCAAGGCAGCGGGAGACTTGCAAGGGCCAAGAGCCAGCGTGGTGATGAATGACCACGAGAACTTACAGGTGAAGAGATGAGAATTCCTAAAGAACCAGTAGCCAGACACCAGTTCTATTTAGACCTGATTGAAAAATGTTTAGTCAGCCGTGAGCAACGCAAAGTTGATTACGCCTCACTGCGCTCTTGGTACTTGTTTGGTAACGGGCCTGACGATGTTCCCGCCCTGTACAACAAGATTTATCCGCACATTGACCAACTGACTTCTTTCCTCTACTCAGCAGAAACCACCAGGTTCAGCATCCATCTGGGTGCGGCTGTCCCAGAGGAAGAGCAAGTCAAAGTTCCCACTCTTACCAAAGCCTTGCATGACGAGTGGCTCAACTCCAATGCCGACCAAGTGTTCTCCACCGCCGTCACATGGGCACTAGACTACAACACTACTTTTGTGAAGCTAGTCATCAACAACGGCATCCACCCGTACATGGTCGAGCCAGCTTGTATGGGCGTGTTGCGGGAAGATAGCCCGTACTCTGACCGACAAGAAGCTATTGTCCAGACTTACTACATCACCAAGTCTGAGTTGTATGACCGCCTGTACAGCCATCCTCAACGGGAAAGTCTGGTCAAGCGAGTATCGTCAACACAACATGAACGCACAGAAGTTGCCAACGGGGTTCAGCGAATCATCTTGTCGCAGTCCAATCCCACCATGTACGGCAACGTCAACCTTGACCTAAGTGGAAACCCTACCTACAAAGCTACAGTGGCAGAAGACACGGTAGAGATGACAGAGTTGTGGGTGTGGAACGATGAGACGAAAGATTACCAAGTTGTAACCAAAGCCGACCCTGATGTCATCATCTATGACCGCACAGGTGAGTCAATGTTCCTCAAAGGTGAGTTGCCTTTTGTCCAGATTTGCCCCAACCCACTGTACGACTACTACTGGGGTGCGTCCGAAGTTCAGCGTCTGGTCTACCTTCAGCAGCTACGCAACAAACGCATGACTGAGATTCTGGACATGCTGTCCAAACAAGTCAACCCACCTACTGCCCTGATTGGCTTTACAGGCATTTTGGATGAGAAGAATTTTGCGCTCAACCGTGCTGGTGGATTGCTGGCAACTGATATGCCTAATGCCAAAGTTGAGAAGTTAGCACCAACTATCCCGCCTGATTTGTTTAAAGAAATTGGTGAAGTTGACCTGATGTTTGAAGAGGCATCTGGCATTGTGTCCGTCTTGCAAGGCCGTGGTGAAGCGGGTGTTCGCTCGTCTGGTCATGCCTCTCAGCTTGCCCGTCTGGGTTCAAGTCGTGCCAAGAAACGTGCCCTCGTTATTGAAGACAGCCTTGAAAAGTTGGCTACCCTGTACCTCAAGTGTATGCAAGCCTATGACAAGACCCACTTCAAAGACATGGAAGGCCGCAAGTTTATTGCCGAGCAGTTCACCAAGGATTACGTGGTCAAGGTCGATGCTCACAGTAACTCACCCATTTTCATGGAAGACAGCCGCAAGTTGGCGTTTGAATTGTTTCAGGCTCAAATCATTGACAAGGAATCTTTGCTTGACCTGATTGACCCTCCAATGAAACAATTACTTTTGGATAGGTTGAAGAAAATGGAGCAAAAGCAAGCTGAAGCAAAAGCACAGCAGCAACAGCAAGCTCAACAGCAACCGCCCAAAGCAGAGGGTAAACCTGATTTGAAAAAGGTGGGATGATGGCAAAACAAGCAATTACGCAACCCAAGGCTGACCAGCCCCGTGTTGACACAAGTTCCCTGAAAAGGCAAGAATCTGGCCCAAGCTTGACATTGCGTCAAACAGGATATAAAACCTCATACGGTAGAAGTCAAAGAGATTCCAACCGCTCACAAACAAGGAGTTCGTGATGTACAAAACAGCAAAACGTGGTCGTAAACAACGCCGCTAAGAATTGCCCGAAAGGGTAATAAGGGTGTGGCTTACTTCCCTTTTCAAATAGTTCGCCGCCTCTAACCTTGGAGAAGACCATGCGTAAAGCTCGTAAAGGCCGTAAAAGCCGCAAGTAATCCTTAGGGATTTGTCTTGGGGGACTGACATAAAATGTCCCCCACCTATTGACAAGATGTTTGTAAGTGGTTACAAACACGGCAAGGAGTGATTATGAGTGTTCCACCAGACAAGTTGATGGAGTTAATGCGAGGTAGCCAAGCGGCTGCGGGTGCGCCTACCCCTGCTCCAGAGGGTATGCCCGACATGTCAGACCAAGAGACACCTCCAATGGCTTCTCCTATGTCTACGCCAGAGCCAAAGATGGGAAGCAAAGAAGCCGCTCTCATCAACATCAGCATGGCTATGGACTTGTTAGAACAATCTCTTCCCGCCTTTGGTTCAGAATCCGTTGAAGGACAAAAGGCTTTGAATGCCATTCGCCAGTTGTCTGGCTTGATTGGCCCACGTAAGAGCAAAACCAACGAACTCCAGCAATCTGAAATTCTTCAGATGCTCCAAACCTTGCCACAGGCGGGTGGTGCTACCCCTGAAGGCAGAGCGATGGCTCAAGCACCTATCCCTGGTATGCCTCCCGCTGGCGGTATGCCTCCAACTCCCCCAATGTAAGGAAACATCATGGAATTGTTCAAGCCCCGTGGCGCAGCAGCACCCCGCCGTCCTACTGACAACAATCAGCAGAACGGTGTCATCACCAACACCCCACGTTTTTCTCAACTCGGTGGCTTGAGTGCCCCCAACAAAGTTGGCAAAACTGGCATGGCTGTTCAAAAGCCTGGTGACGGTAAAAAAGTCATTTAATCGTATAAAGAGGGTAACTTTATGTCACTAGAAAATCTGTCCTTAGAAGCCCGTGATGAGTTAGCTG